TGGCGTGTATTTCTAAATGAGCGGTTGGAGCTGCAGTACCTACACCAATACGACCATCACTTGTAAGTGAAAGCACGTCAACCTCAGTCTCATAATTTGTACTCGCTAAACACAAATTAAGCTGTGTGTGGGCTGTACCACTTGAAACCGCGGTATGTTTACCCATTTTGAAACATGCTCGTACACCATCACTACTCGCGGTTCCACCTTCTCTACAAAGTTCCAAAACATTCTTAAAATCAGTGGTGTTGGCGATAGCCGTAGAATTAGAAACGACGAGTGGAGTTCCAAGATGTTTGTACGTTCCATTGTTAGTGATTTCGTTGTTGATAAACACTGTACCCCCAGAAGTGTGCAACCGCCCCTTTGGTGTAGCCGTGCCGATACCAACATTACTCGATTCCAAAATGGTCAACTTTGGTGTACCCATTGTAGCAGTTTTACTCGCGTAAATATTGAGACCCTTACCCTCCGCGACGATATTCTCAATCTTGTTCTCACCCACCAAGTGGGATGAATACATGCGGGAACTTGTGTTTGACGCCGACCCCCAGGTATTACCATAAATAAAACCATCACCTCCAATCGTGTGCACATTCCCTGCCACCGTCATTCTTTCGGTGGGATGGGTATTCGATATACCTATTCTACCATCAGAGGTAATCCTCACTCTTTCAGTGTTTCTCGTTTTCATTTTGATGATTTGGTGTGTGTTTGAAGTACTAGCTCCAATTATTTCGATTGAGCTTACATTGGAGACTGCCGAGCCGGATTTAAGAACAAGTGCGTTTGACGTACCTGTTAAACCACCGTACTTATCGGCGTGTATTACAATGTTTGAGTATGAATGTATGCAGTTTGTGACAAGTTCAGTTGTAGCCGTATTGCCTAAAATTGTCAGTGTGTTTGCTGACACCAAGTTTGCGAATATCTTCGCACCTATGGAGAGGTCGTGTATGGGTGTAGTGTTCGATATACCTGAAGGGAACGTACCAACCGTTCGTATAGCAGTCATCTGAACATTACTTGCAATAACCACAGGGTTCAAAGCACCTGGGACCATCGTGAGTAGACCATTACCCGCACTAAAACCCCCGGAACCTACAACGAGTCTCTCTGTGTACACATTACCCCTAGAATATAGAACATTTGAACCTGTATCATCTATATACACATTCGAACCCACTGATAAAGTATAATTCGTTGTTGTATTAGCAACACCAACATTACCATCCGTGAATAATTGGCCATACACGTGAATATTTACAGTATTGGCTTGGTCCATTACAATTTTAGTATCAAGGGCATCCATTTGAGTTCTACCGAATACAAATTCGTTATTCGAAAACTGATATCCAATGATAATATTTGATACACTTCCATCACCACCTTCAGTCATGAGTAACGCATTATCAAATGGGGCGAGAGGGTTATTTGTACTTGCTTGTTGAATCACATTATTTTGAACAACCAAGTTGATAATCGTTTGGTATTGAGGGGATTCAGTTGTGAATATATTACCATTTACGATAAGATTACCGTTGACTGTCAATATACCACTATCAACCACAACATTTGCACCATTAAAAACGGCGACATTTGAACCTGGCTCATAATCAGTACCACCGTTACCCACACTTAGAAAATGACTAACCGATATATTTGAAGAATGTGTATTCCCTATAACCTTCAATACATTTGAACCAACGCGATCGATAATAAGGCTATCACCCACGTTTATAATGTTCGAGACCAGAACATTCGTAGCTGAAACGTTACCTTTCGCGGTTACAAGGTGTTCACTCGCTCTATTAATAACAAATTCAGCATTTGGTCCAATCTGAAATTCATTTGTGGCACCTGGTGCCGCAATACCAAGTTTATCGTTCACATACAAACGCTCGGAACGAATACCCTTGGTAACGTCAAGAACAATGTTCGTTGCTGTGCTATCTACAAATATAGATGAACCAATTGAAATCTCTTTGGTTGGGTTGGTATTAGAAATAGCTATTTTGTCTGCTGTAATAACTTCAACTTCGATTTCACTCGTAATAATACTTTTTACACTAGTGAGTACATCTTGCTCTACTGGGTCTGCGTCTAGACTGGTTACGAAAACCTGATCGAAACGAGCAGTCCTACCCATTTATACTCTAATTGCCGAATAAAATTCCAGCTAATCCATCCTTGATTCTCAGAACATTATAGTTTACTGCGAATATACTTAACTCCTGATTACTTGGTCTAAGATTACCCTTCTCCACACCCCTTAATACAAGCTTAGCGTTATCGATGCGGCTAAAATTGCATGTACCTGAGGGATTATAGTCCGATGCATTTAAACAGAAGTGGTATGCGAAGTACCTTGTATTGAAAAGTACATTGGTTTCGCTGACAAAATCACTGGCACCGTACGATGATTTGTAATAGTTTTGTACTGTGTGAAAATAATTTGGAGACATGTGTTCAAGGATTGGGGTTCCATTAATTTGTATATCACCGCTTATAAATGTCAAACGATCGTTCGCAAAATCATCACTTAATGCACCAAAACCGAAAAATAACGATTTAACAGGATGATTAAACGATGAAATGTCAAATGTATTATCACCACCTCCTGTAGCGTTATCAGCCACAGTGTCCATTGGAAGATCTATTTGTTGTGTTTGTGTGACAACAAAGTCGAGACTTCGACCCACAAGTGATTCTCGTTCTTCTTTATCTAGGTAAATATAGTTGCCATATACATTAATTCTTTTTTGTGCAGCTGTAAGATTTAGAACTGAATCATTATAATAAGTGTCATCGAAATTGATCTTGATTTCAACTTGATGATGTTGTAAAGCTACAAGGGGTAAGAATGCTTTGTGATCACAAAAGAAGAAGTGAAGTGGGAGAAAGGCTGGATTGGATTTAGAAACTTTGTTATTCAATTCTAGTGTTTTTGTATATGTGTCAGCCATATAATTGTGCCATATATCGGAGTAATAATCAAAATGTTGGGAATCTATCTTCTGACCCCCTATATAAAGCTCAATAGTGGAATTGTAAAAAAGATTGGAAGACATGTTTACAGCATCGACACCAACTTTCTCAAACCAAATACCATTTATTACATCACCTAAAACTGGAATGATAATCGAATTATCTGTATTAGTCACGGATTTAATCAATTTTGGAGCCTGAGAAAAGTTTGTGTGTCTCGCGAACTTCGTACGAAAAAAGGAATGACCCTCTTCACTGGTAAGGTATATGTCTTGTACACCTTTAGATACCAATTGTATTAATGCACCAGACATTTAATAGATGTTCAGATTATAAAAACAAACACTTTCCCTGAGGAAAGACACTCTTAGGTTCTTCCACGTTTTTACCGTGTATATTAAAACCACCTTGGCGGTACACCTTCATCCTCTTATAATACATAGCGGTGAAGACCGACCATGGGTCATGAACATCATAAATATGGGGATTGTTCTTCTTCCCCTTTGTTTCTCTCATGATTCGACCAATACTCTGTATGATATTAGACTTGGGGGAAGCTAAAATAACCGTGTCTAGGGTTGGAATATCCAAACCTTCATGGGCTTGACTGAATGTAGCGAAAATAATCTTCTTCTTTGAGGATTCTTGGAGTTGCGCTTCTTTCATACCCCCCATGTATAGACCAGACGTTTTGGGAAAACATTGATGAAGAAATTCACAATGAAGACGGCGGTCACTGAGTACTAGCAGTTGTCGGGTACCTGCTGAGGCTTTTTTAACTAATTCCACCAACATGATGTTTCTGCTCCTGTCCTCGACGAGTTCTGTAATCATATTGGGCATTGAAATCTTACCATTTCGCATAGATGGGGGTGGATTTCTATAGTTTGGAGATTCAAAGATGACTGGAAACACTTCAACCTGTTCCTGATTTTTTCGTTCAACTGCAAAAAAGGTGGGACCCATAAACCAATGAAGAACCTTTGTGAGACCATCTTTCCTCTCTGGTGTTGCTGAAAGGCCATAAATATGTCGTGGACACATTTTGAAGAGGGACTGACTAAACACTTTAGCACAAATGTGATGGGCTTCATCTACAATGAGAGTCCCAACACTCTCAAAATCTGAGAAACTATACTCCTTGAGGGACAAAGACTGAAGCATGGCAATAACAAAATCACAATCAACTTCCTTTTTATTCTGTTGAACAATACCAATCGTGGCGCCTGGGCAAAACTGTTGGATAC